CAAGTACACATCACTCAAGCATCTTGACTTTGAAGTAAAGTCATCAACCAACAATTGAGCAACACATAACCAAATCGGGGGGGTCAGAAATGGCCTCCCCTTTTTTTATTTTCAAATTCGACTAAAACAAATAAACTCGTTTAAACGCCTCTATCTCTGTTTGTGATTGGGGGGTGGTAGGTATTAATCTAAACTGTATAAACGTAGCCACACACGCCGCTTATACGCCCTTCATAGGGGCTTACCCGCTTTTTGACCGTTTACGCTTGCCATAAATCACGATGCGCCCACATTATCCTATGGCTACCACTTCTCAAAATTTTTTTTATTTTTTTTCAAAATAAGTTTATACACGTTTGTACTCGTAATTACTAATTGTATTGGGTTTGCGCTTGAGGATTTTACCTTCTTTCACATAGATTCGTATATAGTTACTTACTACATATACACTAATAGGAGTCCAATATTTACTTACTTTCTTTGTTGCTTGTGTGGCAATTTCATTACCCGTTCTCCAAACGTCAAGAAAAGGACTATTCAGAACTTCATCAATATATTCTTTGTAAACAAGGTGACGTTTCTTAGGGCCGGGTTTTTTTACGCCTTCTGCTACGGGCTTAGTCCAAAAAGCATTTTTTTCAAGACTTGTAGCGTATTTGTATCTTCTTCTACTAGGGTTAGCATTTCTTCCTCTAGGCATTATCTTCTCCTCCTTATTACACGGCCACCATAACCTTTTTGTGTACCGCGATTTACTTTATATTCCCCACCTGTCCATTCACCTTTCTTCATTGTTCTAAATATAGCAGGAAAATCCGGTTGTTTATAAGAAAATTGGTCTATAGCATGAGCGAGAGCCATTACACAGTCGTTATGTCTACCTAAGTCTTGTATTTCCCCATTTCTCCATGCGTGACTTTCTAATTCTTCTAATAATATGTTGATTTGTTTTCTAGTTTCATCATTACCGTATGGTAAGTAAACTAACTCTCTCTCAAACCACACACGTAGCCTATTCATCAAACCTTGTTTTAATGTTTTGTTGCTAACCTTACTTTCACGATAATCTATTACTGCCCCCTTTGTACTAATTAAACTCTCATACAAATTTTGAAAACCAACACTTTCAATAGCAAATGGTGGCGTACCATATCTTTTACTCCATTCTATTATCATGTTTGCTTGCTTGTCCGGTGGGAAATCATTTCTACGCCACATATCTACCAAGTGGATAAAGCCGTCATCATCTTGCTTTAGGCATACCATAACACTGTAGTCTTGACCTAAACCATGAGCAGGGTCAAAACCAATAGCGTATCTATGTTTGTCATCTCTTTCTGTCTCCATTGTTCGTTCTAATTGTAAATTCTTTCTAGTTAATGCTCTAGGAAATACACTAGCCTCGTCATCAATAACTTTACACATATACTCTTGGATAAAAGACAATTCTCCCATAGCCTGTTTCTGTTCTAACAAGAAATCTATAGGTCTATATTCCGGCCATAATTCTATAGGTGTTACATTAGTGGGGTCTATCTTATATTCATCCCAATTTAATACCGCACTCCATGTACCCGATTTCCAAGCAGGGTTTTCTAACATTTCTGTATGATACAAGTCTACCATAGACATAGGAGTACCTACACAATAAATAGAAGTTCCCGGCGACAACATAGGTGTTACTTTCTTTCTAAACCATTGAGCAGTATTAGCAAAAGAAGCATTATCTCCACTATCATCTAAGACATCATCAAAAGCAATACAAGCGGGGTGTTCTCCACGAATAGCGCTACCCACCGAGGTTGCACGTATCCAAGCGCCATTTGTAAAACGTAACTCAAGTTTATTTCCCCTCCTTGTATCTAAGTATTTACTTAATTGTGGATGACGCTTCATATCATCTCGTATTTCTTCTAATCTCCTAACTGCTAAATCTTTGCTCGCGGAAAATAACCAACACGTAAAAGCCTTGTCTCGCCATTTTTCAAACAAACATTGGTGAAGTAATTTAACGCGTAAAGTAGTTGATTTACTATGGTCACGCGGAGCAATAACGCAAACCCTATGAACTTGTACATCTCCTCTTGTTCCATACATGTCCATCCATTCACCGATGTGATTTCCCCATGTGTAACCGAGCCACTTATAAAAGTATTCTACATCATTCCTTGACCTAGCCATAGAAAAATCAGTATTAAACTTAGACATTATAATGGCCTCAATTTATTTTCTCCACAATAAGGACATTCACCACTTTCTGCTATAGCCGTCATAATATTCTTAGCCACCCATCCACACGAATCACATTTTGCTTGAGTCCACATTATATCACCGGAGCAAACAAATTACCTACTAAACCTAATTCTTTATCTATTAAATGGGCAGATATACCTGCTCTAGCCAAAACAAAACCTTTTCTGTAATGGTATCTATCATGACCCGCTAAACTAGGTAACTGTATTATTGTAACTCCGCTAGTTTCTAATAAACGTTGGTGATGTAAATGCCCATGAAACCAAACGTGGTGTTCATGTTTACCCCAACCTTCTCTTTCTTCTGTTGCCATAATAGCAGGAAGGTCGTTACCTCTTACACCATCTCCGTGTGTAAAGCCTAGTAAATTATTACCCCACTTAATATATTGTCGAAGTTTAGGGCTAACAGTTATTGTAACATCTTTTGTGTTTTCATATGCCGCATCTAGGTATAACATAAGTGCTAAAGCAGTATGTCTATCATGATTACCACGCATAAATACTACTTCTATAGGCGCTACTGTTCGTAGCATATCTATATGCTCTCTTGCTAATTTACAACCATCTACAAGAATTTGTGCAGGGGAAGCCGCTAAATCTTGTGGTGTACCTGCCGTAGTAGTACCCTGTTCGTTATCTACGTGAAACCAATCACTACCTGTAGCAATAATAATTTTTTCGGGTCTACCTGCTAATCTACTGATTAAATTTTCAGTTCTGTCAAGAAGTCTAAAACGTGCTTCTTCTAATGTATAAGACTCACCTGTTTCATCAATCCAAGAACCCTTACCATAATGTAAGTCTGTAGGAGACAAGACAACGGCGTATGATTTGGTTTTAGCCATTTTAGTGTGTTTAATTTTTTTAGGAGCAAGATTTTCTTTGGAAATAATTTCCTTAAACTCATTACCCCATTCGTGTTCTATATGGATAAGTTTTTCTGCGGTTTTACGCATATCAGCCCAATATTTTTTATGTACCTTTTCTTGTACACTTTGTCTTTTAATTCTAATAGCATCTGCTACTAACTCTTCTTCTGTTTGTTTTCGTACTTCTTCATCGGTAAAAGCATCCATAGCATGACTCCAAGAATTAACTTTGACATACGCCGCTATAAAACTAGGAGATAACTTAAATTTTTGAGCCATTTGTTCTATTGTCAAACCACCGCCTGTACTACTATACGCTCTTTTCATAGCCCTGTGTGTTTCTCCCGTTACTACCGTCATCTCTTTATTTATATGAAATACATACTTATCTGCTTTTTCATCAAAATAATGATTAACCATTTTAGTATCTGAAGTATCTTTACTCCATGTATTATAGTGTATCTGTGGATTTGCATATCTCCATCTTTGCACTACTCCCCTCCATGCTTGCACTCCTCTATTAGAGTCTTTTTCTGTCTCATTTAAAAACCTAGCAAAATCCATATCAGATTTAAAGTTATGTTCCTTTATATATTGCTCAAGTTTTGCCCACATCTGTCGTGTTGTAGCCTTCCCCATGCAATAAACCAAGCACCCATTCCCTATAAACATTGTGTTTTCATGAATTAATTTTGTAGATTTTTATACCACAAAAAGAATTAATACTACGCAGTATAACGATTATATTAATTCTTTAATTAATTCAATAGTATTTTTTAGAAACCCCCCTTTAAAATTTTCAAACATAATAGAAGAAATAAAAGAATTAACGAAAAAAGGCGCAGTATAACGATTAATTCTTTTTAAAAAACGAAAAAACAACAAAAAGAATAAACAGAAAGGTTTATGGAACACCTATATGTTTTAATACTATGGCGGAGAGGAGTTTAGTGGATAGAATGTTCGGCAGAAATAAAGAAGTGCCGGCCAAAGCCACAAGAGTACCATCAAATAAAAGTTTAAAGATGGTAGCGGGCATACCCGATTTAGTTCGTGATACGGAAAGATTGAATAAAGATAGTAATTATGATAACGAATTTGACATGTATGACCTTATGCTAAAACTTGACCCCGAACTTAATGGTGCGGTACGTGCAGTATCATTAACTGCCAACAATTTTGAAATTAATTATGACAAGGCTAAAAATGGCGCTATTAGAAATGCTATAAAAGACTTAGTAGATGAAACTCTTGATTTTGATGACATTATGATTAATGCTATGAGAAACCTTATGGTATACGGTAATGATATTAATAAGATAGTAGGAAAAGCAGGAGTAGGTATAACTAAACTGCAAAATTTACCTATAGTACAAATAAATATAGTAGATAGTAGAGGCGGACTAGGCTCTTACTTTGTAGCAAACCGAGAAAACCCTGTCATAGAGCCTGTTACATATATGTTACGTGAGGCAAGTCCATATGAAAAAGCAATATCTGTAGATGAGATATTACATATTAAAGTAGACTATAGAAGTAATTGGTTTGTAGATAATAAGGGTCGTCACACTTTTGGGGTATGGGGTGCTTCCCGTTTTTCTGCTCTTAAGCAAGCAATTCGTATGAAGTATAACTCTATGAATAATCGTATTGCTCTTGAAGACAGTATGACTAAACAATATATTACTATTGATAAATCTGCTATAGAGCATATAATAGACCCTGCTGAACAACATGACCGTTTACAGAATATTATGTCAGAAGTTATATCTTTGTTTGAAGGGTTAAGAGGCGACCAAATGCCTGTACTTCCTCATTATGTACAAATACATCACGTTGATTTAGAAAATGCACTTCCTAATAGTAGTGACTTTTTAGATAGTATCAATGCTGATATTGCCGCAGTTCTACAAGTTCCAAGAGTAGCATCCGGTCAAGAAAAAGGTTCTACGTTTGCGGCAACATTTAACGCTAATATGTGGGCCGTACAAGCAATTAGCCGTATGCACCGAGTTTTAGAACAAACTTGCGCTCAATTATTTTCTTTACATCTTACTTTACTTGGTATAGAACATAAAAAAGCAGATTTACCTAAAATAGAATTTGATACAATGGATAGTGCTACCCCACTAAATGTTATGCAGAGAGTAACTATGGGGTATGAAGCGGGTCTTCTAACATTAAATCAAAGTTTAGATATGCTAAATCTACCTCCCGCTAAAGATGGAGATGAAAGAAAAAATATAGAAGCACCTAAACCCACAAACCTTCCTAGAGAAAATAGCCAAGACGGTGCATCCGATGTTGCACAAGATTGATAAATCATCCACTACATTTATTAATCATGTCACAAACTAGCGGCCCTAACGATAAGTTAATGCTAGTGTTTGGTTTAGGAGTAGTTATGGCTTGGGTAGTCATAGCCGCTACTGCATCATACTTTAGCATAGTAGAACAAAGAGATATATCAGATTCACAATTAACGGTAATAGGTCTACTTGGTGGGCCGGCACTTTTGATTATAACAAACGTACTAGATTTATTCAAGGGTAAAGAAACTGCTAAGATTAACATACTACCGGAAGAACTACAGGCAGGTGTAAATGCTACAGAAGCAGAAAAGTCTCATGTAAGAATGTTAGAAGAACATAAAATTAAACACGACTTAAATATGGAAGCATTAAAACAAAAGCACGAATTGGCTATGGATGAGTTTAATACAACCGCTAAAATAGGCGACAGGGCGCTTGAGTACGCAGACTTCGATGAAACTAACGGTAAAACGGGTAAGAAAAAGTAATATTTCTAAGACACTCCGACCATGTATATGTGTGAATAGTGACAACGATGAAGAAGAAAACGTCATCCAAGAACTTGATAGTTGCGTGGAAGACTTAGATAGCCTTGTAGGTAATGTGCGTATGCTTTTAATTAGTTTAGCCTCTTTATTAGCAATACTTTGGCAGTTTTGGGAGTGGTTACAATCCTAACATATAAAGACTATTTTACTCTATGTCTAGGAGTTTTTGCTTTACTTATAGTTTACTTTCCTATTATAATATATGATGAAATTATCTTATGGTGGAAAAAAAGATAACTTAATAAAACACCAAATGTCTGAACAGTTCATGTCTTGCGGATGCGGTTGTAGTGGTGAAGTAATAGCCTATGAAGATTGGGAAGAAGAAAATGTATCTGCCGCAGAATATCAAGGTCGTAAAGTAACACTCAATAAACCTTTCAGAACAAAAGGAGAATCTAAAAAATTTGGAGTATATACAAAAAATGGTAGCGGTAAAGTAGTCATAGTAAGATTTGGCGACCCTAACATGGAAATCAAAAGAGATGACCCTGCTAGAAGAAAATCATTCCGTTCTCGTCATAAGTGTGACACTCCCGGCCCAAAGTGGAAAGCAAGATATTGGTCTTGCCGACAATGGAGAGGTACAAAGAAAGTAGAAGCAGAAGCGCCATGTGGTTGTGGATGCGAAGAAGATGTAGAAGCAAAAGACGCAGATGACCCATGTACTTCCGGCTATGAACAATACGGTATGAAAATGAAAAATGGACGTAAAGTTCCTAATTGCATTCCTATAAAGAAAAAAGCAGAAGCGGATTACGATGTTTGTGCTTCTTGTATGGCACAAGCAAAATGCGCCGAAGAAGGTGAGTGTATGGAAGCCAAGATGAAAAAACCAACAATGGACAAGGCTTTAAAACAAGCGGCAGAACCAAAACCAAAATCTAGTGAGACTCATGACGAATATATGTCACGATGTCAAGCGGCAGGATATTCAGAAGATGAATGTATGAAAGCACACGAAGGTCATACATTTAAAGACCAAGAAGAACCACATGATGAAGAAGACCATGATGCTTCTTATCACGATAAAAAGAAAAAGAAATACGCTTCTGAATGTGGTATAGGCGAAGAACTAATTGACGGAGAATGTAAAAAGATAGCAGTAACAATAGATTTAGATATTGGTGAAGTATCTGCTATAGTAGAAGCATCTACAGGAGAAACAGTTATAGAAATTAGAGGTGTCGCTTTCCATGAAGGTATGAATAAAAACAAATGGTCATTAACACCCGAAGGTGCTAGAAACCTAATACATCAAATGAAAGGTGCAGATGTTACACTTAATCATCCCGAAGCAAATGAAAAGGGTGCAGGATTTACACGCAATACAGATGGCGGCGTAGACGAAGCAAACGTAGGTAAGATTATTACTGCTTCTTATCATGCTACTATAGGTGGCGGTTATGAAGTAAGATATGTAGCACATGTTACAAGAAATGAATTATTCCCATCTTTAGAGTCCGGTCTGTGGTCGCAAGACGATTACGGTGTTAGCATTGGCGGGTCGGGCATTCCTGTATCTGCTAGTGAAGATGGCATAGTCTTCGGAGAAGATTTTACATTCGACCATTTGGCGATTGTATATAGGCCGGCTTATCCTAGAGCAACTATTGATTCTGTTAAAAGAATAGAAAAACCGGAAGAAATAGTAGCAAGTGTTATAAGTCATTCAGACCGTGAGACAGTCAGCGAAGCAGAAAAGGTGAAGGCTATGACAGAAGAAACAGAAAATACAGAAATTGATTACGCCGCAGAAATCGAGGCGTTGAAGGCTGACTTAGTTATGGCTAACAGTCGTGTCAACGAATTTGAGGCAATAGAATCACAAAGAATTGAAGACGAAAGAATTGCTTTAGTATCTAAAGCATCTGAGATGGGAATGTCCGGTCATGATGACTTGAAGGCAGACACATTAACTACATTGATAGCAAGTTGGGAAGCATCCCATCCGGTTGAAGAACCGAAAGTTATGGATGAGGTAAAATCAGAACCCGTAGTGGCTTCTGAAACACCTACAAAATCTACATCAGTAGTAGCCAACTACCTTAACGGTAAAATGGTAGAATCTGATGAAGAATTATATTCCCGATGTTGGAACGCATGGGCAAACGCTTGGAATGGTACTCTTTCTATAGATGAGAGAAGTGCTATGAAAGCACCAAAATACAATGAAATAAAGGAGATGAATTAAATATGGCGGCACTAAACGAAACAAGAAATGCGATACACGCAGTAAGCGGGGGAGTTACTTCACAAGGACTTTTACTACAGACAAGTGGAAGCGGGCTTATAGTCTGCGCAAATGTTCAGCATCAACCATGTGCAGTTAGCGCGGCTGAATCTTCAAGAGATGCGGCAGGTGCTTTAGAAAACGCAGGTGGAACAGTAGCAGTTTACCCAATGTCGGGAATAGTCTACGTTAAGTGTGAGGCAATCGCCGCCGCAAATGCAGACTTCGGAATACCACTCTACAACGGCGCGACTGACGGTCATGTGTCTTCTTCTTCAAGCGGAAGTGCAAAACAGATAGGTCATCTTTTCTCTCACGGAGTTGAGATTGCCGCAGGTGATTTAGTACCTATGGCTTGTATAGGAGTTGGTGTTTGATGGCTAACAATACATTAGAACAAATATTAAACGTAGAAGCGGCTGATGGGCCTTTCTCAGTAGGAGATGCGGTCTTAGAGCAAACTCTAAGAGACTTTATCCAATTACAATCTAACACAATAGCAATAGCAACAGACCTTGTTGGTGTACGCTCAGTTCCTTGGTTGGAATTTAAGTGGTACACAGGAGTAGGAGGAAGTTTCTCTTATCCACTAGATGATGTAGCATTGGCTGACCCAACCAAAGTTGGTACAGTAAACTACACAACAAAATTAGAAAAAGGTCAAGGTCGAGTTACTTTCCTAGATGCAGTACGTCTACGTGGTGAATCATGGGAAAACATTGACAGGCAACAATTAGGAATAGTTCGTGCTAGAGCAGATGCAATAGACAACAAAATCCTAACTGACCTTATGGCAGGATTCGGACAATCAAGTGCCGCCGCCGCAACATTCGGTAGTGCAGGTGCAGATGAAGAAGGAGACTTACTAGGACTTATGGACAAGATTTTCTTGAACGCTAGAGTTTCCGGTAACGAGCCAATGGCTCTAGTCCTTCCTTCTGATAAAAGAAGTTCAATGCTAAACACACAACTTTTCGGAAACGTAGTTGAGTCATTAGGCGACCACATGGGAAGAATAGCAAACTTATCAGTTTACTATACACGCGACCACACAGGAGGTCATACTTCTGCGGCTCTAGGTAACGATGCTTTGTTACTTATTCCCGGTGCTGAAACTGCTGAATTCTTTACATACAATGGAGAAGGATTCGTAGAGACAGAATTGACAAGGATTCCCGGTCTAGGATATGATTGGTTATTAACTTCCTACATGGGAAGCGTTATTCACGAAATGCAAGATACTCAAAGCGCAGGTTCGGGTAAAAACGATAGAATTGCTAAACTAACAGGCGTAAGGGCTTAAGGGGGGTAAAATAGATGCCTCTTAACAGAAAATTACAAGGAATAATGGACGGTCGCCTAGTTAGGGCTATGGATGACGGAGAAGACTTCGGATTCATACCTGTTGTGCTTAGAGTCAATACTTTGGCGGGAGCGGCAGGTGCAGACGTAGATTTAACTATGGAAAGAAAATTTACAGTTATGGATGTTCATGTTATACTTGAAGCCGATGGTGGAAACGCCGGTAATAAAATGACAGTTAAAAATACTGCTACTGCTATAACAGATGTTATAGCCGTTGGTGACGGTGCTGACAAAGCAGTTCTTAGAGCCGCTACAATTGACCACGATTCTAATGAAATACCTGCGGGTGGAAAATTAAGAATTTCTCCTACAGTACATGGTGACAACGATATACCTGTATGTCAAGTATATATTACAGGCTACTATCATCTTTGAGGTGTTTTAAGTGAACACATTTGAAGAAGATGAAGATGGTCTTTGGGAATTAGAAAAAATTGGTAGAAGAACATTAAGACGTTTAGTTAAACCTAAAATAGTTCCTAAAAAAGCCGCACCTAAAAAGAAAGCGGCTAAGAAAGCAAAGAAGTGAGAAGTATGGCGACACCTTCCAAAGCCTCCTTGACAAAGGAGTTACGAAAACTAGGAATAGATATACCTGCGTCAGCAAGTATTAAAGACTTATCTCACAGACTTAAATATTGGCGTAGTAACGAAGGATACCGCGTTAGACTTTTAAGAAATCCAAATGCTAAGTTTGATAATCACCCTATATCACTACTAGAAAATAAATCAATTTTATATTGGTTGCCCGATAGTCAAATGGCAGAAGATATGATTTCTTCTAAAATTCTATTAGTGTTAGGAAGAACTACCAAACCTTCAAAAGACGCTATTGTCTTTGATGTACCATCGGATTACGATAGTAGGTGGCAACGTGGCAGTAACGACAAGTCAAATTAGAGATTTACTTAACAGACCAAGAGGTTTGAATGAAGGTACAATCACAGAATACATTACTATTCGTACTGCTGAAGTTACAAAGAAAGCACGTATGACAGGTTATGTAGGAGTTACTACTAATGCACCTACAGATACTCTTAAAGAGTCAGCAATTAAATTCTTAGTATGCGTAGATTGTCTACGTGTATTAGTAGATACAGTACATGCCGTAGTACCGGAAAAAGAAAAAGGTACTATGGATATAAGATTCGCCAAGCAATTATCATCTTTTGAGAAATCTGCCGGCGAAGCATTAAGAGCGATAGAGGAGAAAGGGGCTACTGCCTTTGTAGTAAAGTCTACTGCAACAAGGGTAGGTGGTACTACATCAAGTAAACTAAGTGGAAATCTATACTCTTATAATGAATAGGGGTTAGAGTATGGCTACATTATATTGGAAAGGTGGTACAAGCACAGATATAGGTGTTGTTTCTAATTGGGTAACAACAAGTGGTGGGTCTACTAACCCTACTAATCTAAACGGATTAACAAATGGTACTGACGATGTAGTTTTTAATTACGCTACTTCCGGTGCAAGTAGTCATGCACTAATAGATAGTAGTATGAGTAATGTTAATAGTTCTCCCCCTAATAATTGGAAAAGTTTAACAATAGAATATCACGCTAGTTTACTCAAGACTATAGTATTAGGTAGTAGTGGATTATTAACTGTAGCGGGATTAGAAATTAAAAAAAGTGGTACTATTTTTGCTACGCACACTTCTACTATTAAATTTGCAGGTACACCCAAATTTACTACTTCAGATAGTGGTGAATATAACCTTTATATTAAATTAGACAGTACAAACGATGGTGAACTTAATACAAATATGACTAGCGGTATTTTTGATTCTGCTCTTAGTCGTTCAAGAGTTACTTTTTTGTTTGCACCTTCTACACAAAATATACCTTTAGTGTTAGAAAATGGTTTATATCCTAACATGGATTTTCATACTACAAGTAGTACCGCTATATTAAACGTACAAGCATTACCATACGAAGACAGAACAAATGTTTTTTATGGTGTAGATATGTTAAATTTAGATATTGATACATCATTTAAAGTATTACCACTAAGATATAATTTTTTAGATAAATCTAAACATTTTAAAATAACGGGTACATTAACTTTAACTACCGATACCTTTAATATGGGGTTATCTACTTTTGAGTTAGTTTCTACTACGACAACATTAAAATTTCCAACTACAGGAACTTATGGCGTAGAAAACCAATTTACATCTAAATTTACTAACGTGATTATAGGCACTCCTGTAGAAGAAAAGAATTTTGTAACTGTAGAAGATAATACTTCTTTTGCTTGTGAGCATTTACATATAAAAGCAGGTGGTAGATTATATGGGCCGGATTACGGTAGTGATAGTGGTAGTGAAATACATTGTGTACAACCTGTTACTGTAGAAGGAGATTGGAATTTTTCACAAATAAGTGATGGTGTTTATAGAACTACAGGAACTACTATGAGGCTATCTGTTAACGATGGTGGTACGGGCTTAAATTTTGTAGACAAAAATTCTATCTTATATGGTAATCATCACGGTGCATTAGGTACT